GCGGTTCCTATACCGATAGCGGCAATTTGCGTTTCCCGGTTGAAGATACACTTGCAAACAGAATTCAGGCGGGGCTTTTCGGACAATGGGCGAGCGGTAACGCACAGGAATATTTTGACGAGGAACGCTCTCCTCTGAAACCGAATCAGATTGAAGAGTTTGCTGCGCTTGATATTCCTATATCTGATTATTGGGATATAAGAGACGGGCTGAAGGGCTTAAAGACTCTTGAGGAAAAGTTTGAGTATGTAAACGGCCTTGACCTTCCGGACGGGAAGAAAAATATCCTGATAAACAATATCGTCGATCGTGAGGAAGAGGTTGATATCTCGGATTATGATGAATATGCAGACTATGAAGAGTTTGACTTTGCTATCAAAAACGAGGAGAAATACGCTTTCCTTCAGGAGAACAATATTTCCTATTCCAACTATAACGCAAGCGAAGAAAGCAGAGATGCGTATAATTGGGCGTTCAGTAATCCCGAAAAATATACTCTCTCGAAGGCCGTTGCTGATGATGTTGTTGAATACAGAAGATATACAAAGAGTCTTAATGAGCTTAAAGCGGACGTTGACGAGGACGGCAATACCATAAGCGGAAGCAAAAAAGAAAAAACTATCGACTGGATAAACAACCTTGACCTTGAATACGGAAAGAAAATTATCCTTTTCAAGAGCAGATATAAGGCGGATGATACCTACAATTACGATATCATCGAATATCTGAACGAACGCAAGGATATCTCGTATCAAGATACTGTGACGATATTGACTGAGCTCGGCTTTACCGTTCACGCAGACAATTCAATTACGTGGGATTAATGAAGAGGCGGCATTGCCGTCTCTTCTCATTTAAAGGAGTGATTAAATTGAGCATAAAGCAAGACCGGGCCTATACAAGAACTGCGGAAGACCTTGAGCAAAAATACAGTTTCGGGAAAAAGTTTGCGGAAATATTGGGAATCGCCACAGACGCAAGAAACAAGGTTGATTCGGTTGAAACGTCACTCAGGCGTGAGATAACAGAGCAAGTCACGTCGATCACAAGAGATACAGAAGCTATTATTATGTCGGCGCTTGAATCCTATGTGGAAACTTCCGATTATGAAACATTTAAAAGCACGACAGAAAGCGAGCTTGCGCTTATGTCGGATAGCCTTATTCTCAAGTTTGAAACAGCGACAGAGCAGATACAGGAAGTTGACGGAGAGCTTCAGACTACCAAAGAAGAGCTCTCAAAGCATTTCGAGTTTACAGAGAACGGACTTACGATCAAGGCGGGAAGCGGCGAGATGAAGTTGCGGCTTGATAACGATACTATTAGCTTTTATCTCGGAGATATCGACGAATCAGACTTAACTAAAAACCGGTTCGGGTGGTGGGATGGAGTCAACTTCCATACCGGAAATTTATACGTTGACGTTGAGGAGCGGGCGCAATTCGGAAATTACGCCTTTGTTCCCCGTTCTAACGGTTCACTCTCTTTTCTGAAGGTGAGGGGATAATATGGCAAGTGGCGGCGATTTTAATACAACCGACTACGGCGGACGATATCTGCGCTTTTCGTGGGGGTTGGGAACTCAATCAAATCAGAATAATACAAGCACAATACAATGGGCGGTTGTCGGTATGGGTAATGCCGAATACGGATATTACAATGCCGGAAACTTCAGAGTCGTTATAGACGGAGAAACTGTCTTTTCTGATTCTACAAGAATACAGCTTTATCAGGGAACTCAGGTCGCAAGCGGTACAAAGGTTATAACACACAATGCAGACGGCACAAAGAGCTTTACGGCAAGCGTGAGGGCCGGTATTTATACTTACGAGGTAAACTGTACAGGCTCCGCCTCCTTTACTCTTGACGAGATTCCGAGGGTGTCGCAGCCTTCTTGCATAACGTGGCCTGAACACACTCAAAACGTCGGATATTTTGGAGATACGATTTCTATTCATATGAATCGAACTTCTTCTGAATATACGCATACTGTCAGATATGCCTTCGGAAATCTTACGGGAACTATTGCGACAGGCGTTACAAACGGTACAACGTGGACGATTCCGACTTCTTTTATGGATTTGTTACCGAGAAATACGTCAGGCTCAGGAACGATTTACGCCGACACATACAAAGGCTCTCAGCTTATCGGTACAAAATATTGCGGATTTACAGCGAAGGTTCCGGCAAGCGTTAAGCCGACTTGCTCGATTCAGGTCTTAGATGCGACAGACACAAAAGATACCTACGGTGTGCTTATAAAAGGGCTCTCAAAGCTATGGGTTAAGACAACCGGAAAATCGGTTTACAGCTCTCCGATATCAAAGTACAAGGTGTATGTAGATTCAAGAGGATATAACTCTTCTGAGTTTACGACAGGCGTGCTTACCGAGGAGGGAACTGTGACCGTCAAGGCGGCGGTAACAGACTCAAGAGGACGTATAAGCGATTGGGCTGAGGCAATCTTTGACGTGTGGGATTATTCGATTCCGAGCGTTTCATCTCTTAATGTCCGAAGGTGTAACGCTGACGGAACGCTAAACAGCGAAGGCGATTATGCAAAGGTTACTTTTTCGGCAAGAGCAACAGCTTTGAGCAACGGCAGCAATACTCAGCAGAATACTGTTGCTTATACGCTGAAATATAAGAAAACAACGGAAACGACTTGGAAGAGCGTTGCATTAACTTCGTTTGCTAACAATTTTAATGTTGTAGGCGGAAACTATGTTTTAGCCGCAGATGGTGCTTATGCGTGGGATATCTCTCTGACGGCAACAGATAAATATAACTCAACGTCAAGAGCGACAAGCGTATCAACAGCTTTCACGATGATGGATTTTAACGCCGCCGGTGATGGTATGGCGATCGGAAAGGTTAGTGAAAAAAGCGGTACGTTAGAAGTCGGTTTACCTCTTAATCAGATTGAAAACCGATACTCTTTCCAGGCGGACGCTTTCAGCGGAAGCGCAGGATATACGGCTCTTGCGAGAATATCTATTACCTCGCTGAATTCGGACGCTCCTATTACCTTCGTGCTAAATAAACGAGGGCAAGCGAGCACAATGACCGTCCATATAAAATTCGCAAGTTCGTCCGCTACGACAGACCCGGCGCTTGCGTCGATTGGCTATGAAGGCTCCAATTATGGAGCTTTTCTTTATAAGAGCGCAACTTCAACGTGGACGCTTTATGTTGAAAACTTAACCGGATGGAGCAATCCTTGCGTGGTGGATTGGTACACGTCGCAAAGCAATGCTGCCCGAATAAAGGTAACGTTCCCGTCAGAACAAGTTACAACGCTTCCTACGCCGTATTACAGAGCGACACCTGTTGTGCTTCAAAGCATAATTGACTGTCTGCTCCCGGTCGGAACTATCATACATAGATACGACGATGTTATCCCCGACGAAATGTATCCCGGAACTACTTGGAAACGGATTATAAACCGATTTCTTTGGGCGAAAGAGACGCTGGATAATTTGGGCGCAACGGGCGGCGAAAAAGAAGTCACTCTTGCGGTAACTCAGCTTCCGGCGCACTCTCACGGAGCCGTGTATTCCGGAAACGTCAGCGGAACAAAAAGCTATGCTTGGTACACGACGACCGGCGACAAGATAGGCTACGAAACTATCTCTGCCGGTGGCGGAGAAGCGCATAACAATATGCCTCCATATATTCAGGTGTCTATATGGCGGCGAATATCTTAAAGAAAGGTTGTGGACGTTGTTGAACTGAAAGAAATTTTCTTAGGAAGTGGCGGTGTATTGATCTTGCTTTTGACTCTTGTGCAGATATCTCCAATAAAAATAAATCCTTGGTCTGCACTCGGGCGTGCGGTAGGGCGTTTCTTGAATTCCGCTGTCTTAGAAGAGCTTGAGGAAATCAAAAACGAGCAGATTGCGCTTCAGAAAAAGCTCGAAGCTCATATAAAGGTTGATGACGAGCGAAACGCAGACGAGCATAGGATTCGGATATTAAATTTCAATAATGAATTATTGAGAGATATTCCGCACACAAGAGAGGATTTTATTGAAATCCTTACAGAGATCGACTATTACGAAAACTATTGCAAATACCACGAGGACTACAAAAACAATAGGGCCGTTCACGCAATCTCAAATATATTAAGAGTTTATGATGAACGGCTCGAAAAACACGATTTTTTATAATCAGGAGGTAATTTTATGAACGAATTTTTATCTTGGGAGACCCTTGCAACTTACGGCGGAGCGCTTGCGGCAGTCGGTGCTCTTACACAGTTTACAAAAGAGATTCCGGGCATTAAGAAAATCCCGACACAGCTTTGGAGCTATATCCTTTCATTGCTTGTTCTTTTCCCTGCAACAGCATTTACCGTCGGTCTTACCTGGCAATCTGCTGCTCTTATTCTCTTTAACGGAGCCGCTATTTCCCTTTCTGCTAACGGCGGATATGCAGCCTTAGAGCGTGTTGCGGAGGCGACTAAAACCGGCACTCACGAAAAATCCGAAGAGGAGAGCTTAAAATGAATCTAATCAAATGTATTCACACGGACAGCAAATGCTATAAGACAAACGAGAAAGCTATTCCGAAGGGAATTGTGGTTCATTCCACAGGAGCAAATAACAAAACGCTGAAGCGATACGTGCAGCCGTCAAAGAGCGCTCCGAACTATAACGAGCTTATTGACAAGATCGGAAAAAATAAATACGGTAACTCGTGGAACGGTTCTGGCAATAAAGCGGTGCATTATTTCATCGGTACTCTTGCTGACGGTAGCGTTGCAACAGCGCAGACGCTTCCGGAGAATATCTGCGCCTGGGGAGCGGGTAAAGGTAAAAACGGCTCATACAATTATAATCCTACGGCGCATATTCAGTTTGAGGTTTGCGAGGATAACTTAAAGGATAAAGCCTATTTCTCGAAAATCTATAAAGAGGCTGTTGATCTTTGCGCTGATATCTGCAACAGATACGGCTGGAAGGCTGACGTTATCGTTTCTCATAAGGAAGCGCACGCTAAAGGCTACGCAAGTAATCACGGAGATATCGACCATTGGCTTGCTAAACACGGCAAGATAATGAACGATTTCAGAAAAGACGTAACCGCAGCTCTTGACGCTAAAAAGAAGAGCGAGGCTAAAAAGCTTTATCGTGTTCAGGTTGGCGCTTTCTCCAATAAGCAATACGCTGAAAATATGGCTAACGAATTAAAAGCGAAAGGTTATTCTGTAATCATCAAAGAAGAATAAACGGTATGGCGGTAAAATTAATTCGTGAGAGGTTTTCGTGCTTAAAGAGTATAACTTGACAGATAAATAGAAATCCTTTCACAAGGCAAAATTAAAGGGCTGTGCGATATGCACGGCCCTTCTTTTTTTATCCTGCTGATTTTTTACCGATAATTATTATTCCCTCTTCTGCTCGGACTTTCGCCGCTCGTTTCATTCCTTCTTTTCCTAAAGCTTTATCTATTGCATTTTTTGCAGAGCGCCGAGTTTTATATATGTTTTCATCGTCTTCCACATCTACTACCCAGCCTTCACCATATCCTTCAATCGTAACATTACGGTGTATATATTGGGCTCCTATGTGTGTGCGAGTATCTTTCCATACGACCCTGATGCGTTGTACCATTTTTCATCAACCTTTCCGATTTTAAACTCGGTAGGTATGATGTGTGTTTTTCTTTGTAAACACACCCATCATACCTATCCGGTATTAGTGTTGTTTTCTAAGGATTAATATAGGCAAATGTCGAGAACGAACTCTCCGGTTTCTTCTCTGCTAAACTCTATCTTCTGCACGAATTGCTTGAGATAGATGTTTTTTGTTTCTGCTGATATGCTATCATCCTTGAGCATTTCAATAGCTTCGTGGAGCATATATATTTTTTCTTGGTATTCTTCTCGCTCCGGTATTGCGCTTTCGAGTTCGGCTATTTCTTTGTCAATGGCTTCGAGCCTTGCGTTATGTTTTGCTTTTCTTTGCACGAACTCATTGGCGGTATAAACGCCGTCCTCGTAGTCATCGAAGATTTTAGAGAGTGTTCTATCAATTTTCTTCTTTTCAAGCTCTAACGAGTGAATCTGATTCTGTATGTCGTTTTCATCCACTTCGGGCTTGTTATCAATCATTGTTTCAAAGTTTTCAAGATACATTTTAAGGCCGTGTATAAACGCATCCAAAACGTCACTTGCGTATGCGGATTTGACTTTGCATATCTGAGAGGTAGTGTGAGCAAATCTCGGCTTTACGTTTTTCTTGCTGTCAGTGTGATCGTTGTATCTCATTGCACGTTGACATTTCTGACAGTAAAGCAATCCGGCGAGAGGATTTTTTAAAATGAACGCTGTCTTTGTCTTGTCGCTTTGGAGGCCTTGCTGAGCTGCCTTGAACATCTCCTCTGAAATAATCCCGCTGTGCTTGCCTTCATATTCCATATAATGTTCTGTGCCTACGGTGTCCTGTTTAATTTTTACAAGTTTCCCGTCTTTCATTTGTTTTATTTTCATTCTGCTGTACCAGCGCACCTTGCCGTAATACACAGGATTTTTAAGAATGACCTTTATTGTATCTCTGGCCCATTCTCTTGCGCCGGTATAAGTTATGACTCCCTGCATAGTTAGCTTTTTTGCTATCTCTCCGGGTGTCATATTTTTATTGACTTTCCACTCAAAAATCTTGCGAACAATCGGGCCTTCTACCGGGTTTTCTTTCAGCGTTCTTGCCGTAGGCGTTTCATATATATCGTAACCGTATGGCCTATGTGCGCCTATGTAGTTGCCTTCAACAACAGCTTGCTCTCGGCCTCGTTGCAGACGCTTCGTGATCATCTTATATTCCCGGCGTGACATAAAGAGCTCGAATTCCATATATTCTTCGTCGTCGGAATTGTGCGCTACGTCATAAGTCTTTGTAGGCGTGATGACAAGAACGCCGGAGTTGTGGTTGCCGAACTTTAAGCAATCAAGTATAATCTGCGCATCGCCTTGATTACCACGGGAAAGACGGGAAACTTCGACAACGAGGACTCCTTTATACTTTCCCTCATAGCATTCATTTATCAATTGCTGTATCTGTGGCCTGGCTTCGATTGTTTCACCTGAAACGATTTCTTCATATATTTTTTCTACATACAGCCCACGTCTTGCAGCGTGATCGGTTAAAATTTTTCTGTGCCTTGCAAGAGTTTCGCCTTCGCCTCTTGCTTCAGCTTTTAAATCTTCTCTTGATTTACGCAAATATATAACGTATTTATCCATTTTCGGATGCAGAGCGCTTTCTGCTGCATTATTCATTTCAAATACGGTCATCAAAATGACCTCCTTTATTTTGAATAGGGTGGTTTTGATTTTATTTTTCTTTCTGACTTTTGGATATCTTCTATTAATACATTAGTTTCTTGCAATTCTTCTTTAAGGTCCTCTATCTCTATAAATTCTTTAGCGTCTTTATAAAATAGTGTGTTGGAGAGAACAAGCGAAATCATAGCAAAGGCAACTCCGATCAACATACAAACAAAAACCGCTTCAGCAATTGCGTGGCTTGTGTCTGTTTTGGCCCAGCCAAGACAAACGGCAACTATATAGAATATAGCGGTATAGATTCCGATTACATAAATAAAGTGTTTTGCTTGCTTTCGCTCGACTTTCTCTTCTTTTTCGGTTATTTGCGCCTGAAGTTCGTTTTTTCTACTGGTTAAGCATTCTATTTCTTTTTCTCTTGTCGCCGTCTGAGGAGCCTTTTCCGGCTTTTTAATGGGCGGCTTTTCTTCTTTTTTGTTTGCCAAATTAGAAAGATATTTAAACCCGTTATCCATTGCTTTGAAAAAGAATTCAGCAATAGCAAAGAGGGCTGTATCTTTAAAAATTTCAGCATTCTCAGGCGCTTTTCCTAAAAAGACAACTTGCACATAGCTAATAGCAATATCATAGTACAAGCTACCCATATTGGCGGTTTTGTCTTCGGCCAACTTTTCAAAAGCCTCTCTGCCCTTTAAGTACAAATCTCCAATTTTTTCAGGAGTCGAATTAACTCGGTCGGCTATCCGAAAAATTAGCTCGTTTAAAACTATCAATACTTCCTCTTCATATTTAGGGCAATATTTGTTTCGCAGATTGGCTTCTTGGAAAAATTGCAAATATAAAAAGCTCGTTATGAAAAACAGCATTTTTCCCTTTTCTATATATGGTTTAGCGCCAAAGGAGTTTAATAATTTTTCTAATTCTCTGATGTTCGTTATTGAATCATTGAAAAAACCAACAATTATTTTGTCAAAGTGGTCGTTATCAAAGCGTTCCTCCTCTGGCTCCTCTTCTTTTTCAAAAAGCATATCGCTGAGCAAAACATCTCTTGAATATATGTTGCGGCGATCATAATTTGGTGTTTCGTCAGCGTTCGACAAACTGAATTGAACATTTTCTTTCATAAAAACTTTCCTTTCTTACTTTCCGGAAATAAGCCTTTCAGTCCAAAAGAAGCCTATATCCGAGCTTAAACCATCAATTATAAGCGCAGCGATTATTACTGCGACAGCAATGCCGAGCGAGAGCGTGAGCCCAAAGATAACACGGTTTCGCTGTTTAATTAGCGCATATCTCTCTGAGAGCATTTTGTCTTTAGCTATTACTTGCTCTTCTTCAAACTTAAGCTGCTCTTTGAGATAATCAATTCTGCTCTGTTCAAACTTCCGCACTTCTATTAATTCTGCTTTGTGCTCGGCCTTTATGCTGTCAAGCGTGGCTTGTAGCTGCTTGCATTGTTCTACTAAGGCGGGATTATCAACTACTGTTTCGCTTGAAGAAGCCATAGCGCAAGGATATTGCCCCCAGGAGCCGTTTACTAATGCTTTCGTGACAGCTTGCATAGTTGTCACTCGAATATCCTTGACGTGGCCGGACATAATACGAGCAACCGATATCTCAGAAACTCCGGCGATCTCGGCAATCTCAGCGTTAGTCAGATCAAGATACTCTTTGCGAAGGTGACACCATTCGCACCATCTTTCTGTTGACATTGCTAAAAAGTTCGGGCCATCGCAATTTCGGCCTATGTGAATGCAATCAATGCATACGTTATATGGTTTTGGTTCGTGATTTTTGGGTTGTAAAGTCATATTTAGCCTCCATTTCATCTATTTCGATACCTTTTTATCTGATAAGATATTCTTCTATCAGATGTGCATATTGAAAAAATTAGCTTGAAATGATAGGCTGAAAACAGGTCAGAGATGGCCTATCATATTCAAGGTGTGGGAGTGTAACGGTTGGCGCTGGAGCACTTCCACACTAACCCTCTAAAGATAATCTTCTGAATTTTCTTCGGTGTTTGATTTGTTTCCTTAATTGTGAAGATTTTTTTACAAACACCAATACTGCCTTTTCATAATAGTGGTTTGATACTATAATTTTATCTTGACAGAGAGAACCTCTGTTCGTCCCGGTTGAAAGGAGATCTGCGAATGAACGCAAAACAAGAGTTATTATCCTTCATTTCTAATTTATCCCCGGAACAAGTAGACAAGCTCATTAGTCAGCTTCCAAGATTGACTTCATTACTCGAAGAATCATCTCCGCCTTGTCATCCGGAACAGACATTGCAAAATCAATAAGTTCTTTTCGCTTTTTTGACAGCTCATCGTATTCGGTGGGCTGTTCTTTTTTGTCCTCTTTTTCTTCTTCTCCTAAGAGATAACCAACTGAGACGTTAAAATATGCAGCGATTTTTTGAGCGTTTGTTGTGGAAATTCCGGACTGCCTTCCCATCTTCAAGTCGGTTAGCGTGCTCTTGCTAATACCGATATCGGTACACATCTTCCCTCCTTTAACGCCTTTTTCTTTACATAAGGCGGTTATATTTTCATACAAATTGCCCATATTTCTACCTCCTTTGGTGTGCAAAGCGACAAAAATACGGAAATCCGTATTTTTGAGGTTGACAAATACGGCGTTCGGTACTATAATGCAATTGTAGCAAGTACGGAACACGGTACTTTTAATATTTGGTGACACTTTTATTATAGTACCCCATTCCGTACTTGTCAACGACAAAAAACGCAAAGGGGGGAATTTTATGAAAAATGACAAGTTTAAGAACAACAAGTTTTCAGATTTTGGGATTGCCGTAAAAATCAAGCTGTTAATGAACGGTCAAGATCAAAAGTGGCTTGAAGAGGCCGTTGCAAAACGCACAGGGCTTTTCGTTGACAACAGCTATATGTATAAGATTCTGACCGGCAAGCGCAAGGCTCCGAAGATCGTAGCGGCGATTAAAGAAATTCTTGAAATGTAACCGAAGGGATGCGAAACAATGACGGAATACAGATTGAGTTACGCCTGTGTTCGCATCCACGGGAGCACAGACCAAAAGAAACTGAAGGAAGCGACAAAACGGTTTCTGCGAGAAGCGGAAGCGTGTAAGAAAAAGGAGAAAGAAAATGTATTACACCGATAATCCTGCCGCTGATTTTATGGCGTATGACAGAGAGCAAGAAAGAAAGAGCAAGGCGCTTCCTGTATGCGATTACTGCGGCGAGGCGATTGAGGACAAATATTACGAGATAGGTTATGAAACGATATGTCCGAAGTGCCTTGAGGAGAACTTTGAGAGAAGCATTTAGGATTAAATTTCAGAATGTTCAAAAAAGGAGAATCATAATGGACGCAATTTTAAAGGTTTTAAATGAAAAGCTGGAAGAGCAGGAGGATAGAATTTCTTTTCAGAAGTGGGAGCTCGAAGAAATGAGCAAGACTATTGCAAAGCTGACAAAGCAGCTTGAAGAGGCTGAGAAGAAAATATATGACTTGGAGCTCAAGGAATATGAGCTGAAAAAGGAGACGCTGAATGGCTAATTTTGATGACGGCGTAAAGAGATACATAAAAGCGAGGGCTGTTGTCGAGGTCGGATTTCCGGTTGATTGGCGTGACAGCGTGGAGATCGCTTGCAAGCATTGTCCGTTCTATATAGCGGCGACAAGAAAGTGCGGACTTAATCACGATGTGGTGTACTTCCCGGAAAAGTATGTAGGAAGCAACTGTCCGCTTGAACCATTAGAACAAATAGAAGAAACAGGAGAAATAAAATGAAGTTCAGAGATTTAACAAAGGATGAAATAGAGTGCAGGGTGCAATCAGTTAAGGGTAACGGCCTTATTCTCCTCCTCTATAAAAATGCAAGATGCGATATGAATATCTTGGATGAAACGGTAGGGCCTGAAAATTGGCAGCGAGAGCATTATGAGTGCAAGGGTAATCTCTTCTGTCGGGTAGGGATTAGACCAGAAGTGCCTATTAAATTTGAAGGCCGTTCCGCAGGGTTTGATTGCGACCCGTGGA